GGTTTAACACTTAAAGGCCCGTACTCAACCCATTCGCCGCTCGTGTGCATGACAAGCGTTGCAACATCGATATAACCGTTTTCTGTGTTTGTTGTCGGGTCCTGCGAAAAAGATATCCCGTTATTGGCAAAAGCTGTTGTGATTGCTTCTGTAACATTTTCAAGCGGCACGTATTTGCTTTTGAAAAATGGGTTATCCTTATCTTTTAGTGGTTGTTTTACCTCTAGCTGAGCTTTACAAAAGGCTTTAGCATATTCTGTTATACTTTCTGATTTCCTCATTTACTTTACCTGCAAACTTTCTGTTTCGATTAGTTCAACTCCAGATATATCAATTCCAGATTTCAAAGCTTTTGAGATTTCAGCTTTCATTGGTTTGTATTCAATTTTTTCTTGCATGTAATCAAGAGGAATTTTTGTTTCGTCCAAAATCTCAACTTTTTTACTTCTTCGCAAAGACACCTTAAACATTCCAGCGTCAACTTTTTTCTTTTGACTCAATTCCATTGCAAGCCTGATCGTCTCTTTGTATTTTTCCGCTTTGGCTTCCGCTTGTTTTTGCTTTTTATAAAAAGCTTCTTTTTCGGCTTTATACTTTTCAGCATCAGCCTGCACATTTTTTAACATTTTGACAAAATACTCAATGTTATTTTCTAAGTCTGACTGAAAATCAATGCTGTCAAGTGTATCTTGGAATGTTTCTTCGTCTAAATCCATTGACTGTAATTGTGCGTAAATACCTTCTAATTCGTATAAATAAGCCATATCATTTCCTCTTTCTGTGTTTCAGCTGCCAATTTTCGGCTTTTAATCTCTTCAACTGTTTCTTTAACTCTATATTTTCTTCAGCTTCTTTAAGATAATCAGACATCAAGTCGCTGTATCTACTTTGCCAGTAACGACTAGACTCATATATTTCTTCGTTCACAGTCAGTCCTCTAAAATTCGTTGTTTAATTTTCCATCTGCTGTCTGAATTAGTATCAACAAACATTTCCGGGTCTACATCAAATTCTGTGCTGATATATCCCATCAAGTCCTCGTCTGTATAATCTTTAAACTCGTTGTAAGTCTGCCTCAAAGAAGGATCGTCATAATTTTTTAGGTGATCTACCGTAAATATAAGCGCATCCCTAAAATTGCTATCAAATGTGATTGACTCACCGTTAATTCTGATTTCAACCATATATCCCTTCCTAAATCGCATATTTCTTGCGCAATTGCCGCAATAGTGTCACGTACTGTGATTTATCAACTAGCCCAAAATCAAGCAGCTTCTCACGCTCTTGATGACTTGCTCGGTACCAGATAAGCGTTTCTCTATGTTGTTTTGTCATAACGTATTCTCCTGTTTATATCGCTCTATTCTTAATCGGTCTGCTTCTGCTGTTGTCATACCGGTTCCAAAAGCGTATAGGTTTATCCAATTAAAAATTGGCTTAACTCCATTTTTTTCGATTCCTTCGGCGCAGTAACTAGCAAACTTAGCAAAAGTCTCTTTACTCGCCGTTTTACCAAAATCTTTTTTGATTTGTTTGTTAAAAAAATTAAAAATCTCCTGATCCATCTTCTATATCGTCTATGCTTCCTAGTGCAAATTCTTTTAAATCTGGTCCTTTGTAGTCTGGATTAGACCAGCTAGGAACGTTGGATTGTGATTGCATTGTTTTGTTAGCTTTTTTAGCTTTAAAGTCTCTTTGAGCCTGATATGCTTGTTCAGGAGTCTTTATCCCATCATTAATCCAATTATCCAAAATGCGAGCGATGTAATTAAATTTGCGGACATTATTAGCAACTGCTACTTTAACAGCTTCCAAAAACAAATCCTTTGAGACATTTTGTCCAATGAGATAGTCATTAATCATGTCGAACTCAAACTTTACAAGACCTCTACCAAGATTTGCTTCAACAACATCAACAAACCTATCTTCTTTATCTTGTTCTAGTTCTAACTCTTTATCTATATTTATATCTATCTTTTTATCTTTCTCTATCTCTATCTCTGGTGTACATTTGTACAACATTTGTACACCACTGTTATTTTTTGCTCTTAGTTTTCGTATCCTGTCAGCCTCAGTGCTTGATTTTCCGACAAAATTTTGAATATTTGTCATATATATAGCACCATTATCAAGAATTTCAATTAGTTGTAGGTCTCTAAAAATTTGAATAGCCTTTTCGACAGTGCCAACCTGATGTCTTGTAATCGTTGCAAGCATTTGTGCGTTGTAAGGGATAAGGTTGTTAAACATTAATAAACCGTCATTTTTTAAACTTCTTAGGTATAGCTTGAGCAAAATATTGCTATAGATATAGCCGTCAGGCATACTTTCTAAAATGATTGCTTCATCACTTTCAAAAAAATTTTCTTTTAATTTTAGATAGTAATACTTTTTGTTATCTGCCATTCAATACTCCTTAAAAAGGTCTATCCTTGCCCCAAACTTTCCCGCATGATCCTGGGGTAGGTAACTCTATAAAATCCGTGCGTTTTGGTCTCTCAACCTTTCGCACAACTTGGTAGTTATCTAACACCGTCTCAACAGTCTTAGTAATTGTCTTTTGATTGCTATTACGATTGCCGAGATATGCAAGTAAAGCGATAAATGCTAGTATTGCTACTCCTGTCATTGGATTTTCCATATCATACTCCTTTTCTCGATCCACTTGTTCGTAGAGATCTATTGACGTCTGCTAGGTCATATAGCACTTTCCCGTTTAGACATGTGTTTCAATTGTCCATTTTGGTCTTTCTTCTTTTTTGTTTTGCGAAAATAAAGTTAAATAATTTTTTCATTTTGTAATTTTCTCCATTCTTCAAATTTTTTAACTTTTGTTGAACGACCGCCAACCTTGTCAATGTATTTGCGATAATTTCTGTCTTTGTACATCTTTCTTAGTAATCGCTGCGTTTGGTCAAATGACTTTCCAATAAATTCGGATAAGTCGTTATCATTAAGCCAAAGCTCTTCGTAAGGTACTTCGATACCGCTTTTAAGTTTTGCTAGCATATTGTTTCCTTTCTGTGATATAATTAAGTAAATTAAGTTTGTTTTGAGTCCGATTCCCGTCGGACTTTTTTTCTTATCTAAATTCGTCTAAGCTGATACCTTGATTTCATCTTCACATCAAGAATTCAAAATGCCGTTTGTCTACTTGTTTACAGACCAAATAATCGGTGTTTCGCTTGGGAAATATTCGATTGGTCAGTAATCTCTAGTTTCTCGGCTAGCGTTTTGGAATCTACTGTTACCGCAATAGATTCTTTTTTATTTCCGCTATACGGATATTGTTTTGGTCTCATATGTTTCCTTTCTATACAATGTCTTCCTGTTCAATTAGTGGCAAAATATTGTTGTCTTTCAACAACTCGTACAGGAATAGACGCCCCTTTTGTGTCCACGTCGTCGTCACATTGGCTCTTGTATGGCCGTTTTTGTCTTGATAGTCAAATGTGTGACTGTCTGTGTAACCTTTGCCCATATGTCGTTTATAGAGAATCCATTGTCCATTCACTTTGTGCTGCACACCAAATTCTAATAGTGTTTTATTGAATTTATTGGCAGACATACCATAATCAGCAGCAATCTGTGTTACTCGCAAAGCTCCCTTGCTCTCAATGATTAGATCAAGATAACGCGCTTGCTTTTGAGCTTCTTTTAAATCTAACTGCAATTGATTATTTTCCATCGTTAAGTTAGTGATTTTCTTATCTGCCATGAGCAAGGCTCTCGCCATGATTTTCTCAGGACTATTGAAGTCTTTTTCAACCTGGATGAAGTATTTGCGTACCTGTTTTGATTTCTCGTTTCGCTGTAACATAGCAATCTCTTTTGCCATGTCTAGCTTGAGAACGTGGTCTATATATTCTGTACGGTTACCTTGAGCTGTTAGTCTTTTTTGACTAATAGCTATATAGTCAACGTTTTCTTCAAAACCATATTCCGACATCCTTTCAAGCCATTTAGTATATTGAGTTTTTATATTAAGTACATTGTGTAAATCTCTACCACTGACAACTGGTTCTTGATTTTCGTTTAGGGTGATGTTTATTAGTTGATTCATATAGTTCCTTTCTAGCGGTTTGTTAGTTTTATTAACAAATATTTTGTCTATCATGTTAGACGATTAGTTAAAAAAATAAATCCTTAATCTTTACGTCCAAAGCTTTCGCCAATTTCTTCAGAGATGCTGTAGATGTCTCTGAATATGAACCTGTTTCTAAACCAACCACGAGCGAACGACTAACGTTAGCTTTATCAGCTAATTCATTTTGAGTAAATCCTTTTTTCTCTCGTAGTTGTTTTAGATTAAATTGTTGCATTCCCCCACCCCCTTTCTGTGGTATAATTGAAATAAAAAACGGAGTTGTATTATGATTGAAAGTCTTGATATAAAGACGATTTTGCTTGGTTCTGCTACTCTCTTAGGAACTACTGCCATAAAGAAAGCTGAAAATCCTGCAAGAGCTATTGATGATTTAATGACATTAATTGGTTTTGAAAAATTACATGAAATAGCTGAAAATCGAAGAAATAAGTACATTACTAACAGAAACGATTTTATTCAAAAATTAGCTAAAGAAATACAAGATGTTGTTAGTAAAAATATTGAAAATCTACAAGAACCTAGTCTTTCTAAATTAGTTAATGATGAACTTTGAATAGCTATATCATTTTGTTCTAAATTATCTACGAATACATGACTAGCAATATGCTCTAACGGCTTATCTTGACCAATTATTGTCGTATAGTAGGTACCAGTTGCAACGAAACCTTTTTTAAAGTATAAATCTGAGATAATTTTGAAATTTTGTGCATCAATTTTATCAAACTGTTTTATTATCTCAATAAAAGATGGATGGTTGAATTCATTTTTTGATTTATCCATAGATGAAGCAATCAATTTTGTAAATAAATTTCTAAGTTCTTCTTCTTCTAAATAAAATTTAGATGCTTCTAAAGCCGGTCCAGCTATCGAAAGACTAGGTTCTTGTAGATTTTCAATATTTT